CAACTGGGAGTTGAGCGTGTTGTTCATCGGCCAGTAGGGTGCCGATTTGCCTTTCACTGTGCCGACGGCTACCTGTAAGCCGCCGTTGGTGCTGATAACGTAGAAGTTCGCACCGATTTGAAGTTCTGAAAAATTATTCATAGTCATAGTTCTTTTGATTGTTATACTTCTTGTTAATTATGTCGTTGCCGGAGCGGGTGTGCTCATCAGCTGAAGGATGTTGTTGCCGAGGTCGTTGAACACTTCCAGTACGCCTGTCCCCTGAAGGTCGGCCACCGTCACGGGCTGGCCTCCGAAGAAGGTCAACTGGCGGGTGTTGCCGTTCAGCGAAAGCGTCACGGGAAGCGCGGCATCGGTTCCTGCCGGAATAGCCGTACCGATACGGACGTAGATTGTCCCGGTCGGTGCTATGTTGCGGTCGCCCATCGAGAGATTCACGGCAGTAGTCCCCACGGTGATGTTCGTCACCATCAGGTACGGCACGTAACCGTCAACAAACGGCACTTGGTTACAATTACAGTTGCAGCAGTTCATGTCTTGCCTCCTTTCTCGTTTAGAAACCGCCGCGATAATTGTAGCCGGGATAGCCGTTGAAGCCGGGCCAGTTGCTGTTGGGTGTGTTGTTCACCACCTGAAGGTTGGGGTACTGCACGGGCACGGTGTTCGGCATCTTGTCGAGCATCTCCTTGACGGTGTTCTGAATCGGAGCCAGCTGTGCGTTCACGTAGCCAAGAATCTGAGAGGTCTGTGCGTTGATGTTGTCCTTCGTGCGAAGCTGGCTGATTTCGTCGGCCTGCTTGTCGATGATGGCCTGCATGTCGCGCTCACGGGCATCGCAGAATTCTTTGATCATGGTGGTCTTCAGGTCGGCAATGGCATCCACCTGACGCTGGCCCTGTGCGTTGATGCTGCCCTTCAGGTCGTTGGTCTGCTCGATGATCTGGATGCGTCCCTCGTAGCCCTGCTGGGTGGTCAGCAAGCGGTTGTCGCAGCAGCATTGAGCGAGCTGAGAAGCGAGGTTGCAATCGCCCTGCTGGAGTGCGTTGATGACCTGAAGGAATCCCATGCCGTTGGCACTTGCGAGTCCGGCGATAGCAGACTGTACGCTCTGAATGGCAGGAAGTACGGTGGCGTAGTTCTGCCCCATCGAAGAAGCAAGGTTCTGGATGGCTGCACGGCTGGAATCGCCCTGTGCCGTGACGGCCTGGAGTGCGAGCTGGGTGTCAACAGCGGGACAGCCACAACCGCCACAGTTGCCACGGTTTCCGTAGCCGTTACCGAAGATGTTGGGGAAGATGCTTGCGATGACGGCGAAGCCGAGAATGTCCGTCAGGCTCGTCTGGCCGTTACCGTTGAACAGACCACCGCCGTTTGCTACTGGGAGAATCATTCCCCCGTTCTGATTGCCTCCGTTCTGAGGCAGTTGGATGATTTCTGAAGGCATAGTGCTTAGAAATTTTAATTGTTAAACTTATACATACGGCACTTTGCCGTACACTTATCGTTTGTTTTATTGCTTAGGGTTTACCGAAAGCCCGCAGGCTCGGTCATGGCTGTTGCTGTTGCATCGCCGCCGTCCTGCGGGCCGATTATCAAGAACTATGAACTTGATGTGCGCGTGTTAGTCGCCAATCTCGTTGCTGCTGGAGCCGGTCTTGCTATAGACCACGAAGCCGTCGGCACCGTCCTTCAGCACGGTCATCGAGAAGTCTGCGTTGATGGTCACGATCACCTCGTCGGTGTCGGCTGCCAGTGCAGAGGTGGCATCAATCGAGAGACGGATGTTGCCGTGCTGCATGGTGGGCAGGTACTTGAAGTTGCCCAGGCCGATGTTGTGACCCTCGAGCGCACCCTTCTGGGTGGCACGGTTGATGGCGTTGTTGGCGATGACGGGAATGCCCAGCAGACGGTTGTCGTTGCCAATGAGCATGATGCCTGAGCCTGCATCCAGCGGAGTGACCTTGGCCAGCCAGAAGTCGGCAGCACCCATCACGAATACCACGTTGTCGAGCTTGATGTTACGAGAGGCGAGTTTGCCAATCATCTCAGCAGCGACTTCCTTGGTCAGCGTGGTGTAGGTGCCTGTCTGCTTGCCCGGCACGTAGCCAGCCTGGCCGTAGGTGCCCTGCTCGGCGTTCTGTGCGAAACCGCCGTACAGTGTCTCGGTGGCCTTGGTGGTAGAGGCTGCGGCCCAGTTGATCTTGTCGCGCAGAGCGTTGGCGACGTGTGTCACGATGTAGCCCTGCAGGTCGAAGGCAGAGTTCTCCAGCACCTGATTGCTGACGCGGACGCGGAGCGTGAGGCGGTTCTGGATAGGTGTCTGCTTGTCGAGCGAGATCTTGCGCTCGGTGGTCTTTGCCAACTCGTTGGCGAAGACGGCTTCCACGCCACCGGCGAAGGCCCACTGAATCTTGTTGCCTACCACGCCCGTTGTCATGGGCACACCGGCGGTCAGCAGGATGTCGTCGTCCTTGCGCTCAGTGTCGATGAGGTCAACGACGGTGATGCCCTGCACGTAGTCGGTGGTGTCGGCGGTACTGATGGCCTCACGGTTGAGAGGCAGCACAAATGAGTCACCCTTCTTGGCGGTCTTGATGAACTCGCGCAGCTGGGTGTTCACATCCACCTTCGGGGCAGAGGTCAGCGAGCGGTTCTGCTTCTCGTTGAGCAGCATCTTCGACTCGCGCTCCACGGCCTTGTACTCTACTTCGAGGCTCTCGCGCTCTGCGGTCTTGGCTGCACGGTCCTCGTCGGTCAACTCACGGTTGAGCAGGTCGTTCTCGACCACGCCCAGTTTGTCGGAAAGCTCGCGCTGGTATGCCAGAGCGGCTTCGACGTTTTCAAACTTTTTCTTCATGTCCTAAAACGTTTTAAGGGGTTAATAATTGAAGTTGTCTAATTCCATCTCACGGCGACGCTGCTCCTGCAGCATCTTGATTTTCTCGCGCTCCTGTGCCAGTTCCTTCTCGTGGCGTTCGCGCTCCTGCTGGAGGCGGGCTTCCTCGTCGGCCTTGCGCTTGGCTTCCTCGGCCTCACGCTTGGCTGTCGGGGTCTCGTTCCACAACTCACGGGCGTTGACGGTGGTCTGACTGTAGGCGGGATCCATAGCCAGCGTGAAGGCCGTGATGCTGCGGAACTTCTTGTGGGTCACGCGCACTTCCTTGCCTGCGCCGCGCTCCTCGATGTCGTACACGTCGGGTCGGAACTCAAAGGAGCATCCCGTGTAAACTCCAGCGCGTACCATCTCCAGGGCACGGTCGCCGATGTCGCACTTGGGTATCTCAGCCCAGAAGTTCACGCCCTTGCCGTCCACGTCGATGTGGAGGTTTCCGCGTCCCTCACGGCTGCGGGCCACGGTGTCCTTGCGGTCATGGAGCAGGTTGAGCTTGATGTCCTGAGTATTCAGGAACGCCATCTGTGCTGCCTCCGGCTTGATGACCTCGCGGAACTTCACACCATGCTCGTCGAGCACCTCACTCTCTGCGTTGAAGACAATCGCCGTGCCCTGAATGATACGGCTCTCGCCCTCGCGCCCCTCGACTTCGCGGATGCCGATGTCGAGGTTGAAGGTTCTGATTTCGTTCTTGTTCTGTTCCATGATCTTTATCTTTTTTATATGGTGAATTTATTCATTTATCGCACGTTTTGTGGTCTTGGGTTTACCCGCAGCCTTTCCTGCCTTTTTCGGCTTTTTGCCAACACCCAAGATTTCCTCCTTTTCAGGTGTTCGCTCGTTGATGTTAAAGAAATGGTCCACGGCGTTAGCCTTGCGGTGGTCGTTGTGTTCCTGGCTGACATTGATAAAGCCACGATTTATTTTTCCGACATACTCCTCAGCTGTCTTCGTCAAATAGTGATCAATCCACGCTACCTTATGCACAGGTTTGATGGCAGGATAGAGCGTCACATCTTCTCCAACGGCATTGACCACTTTCAGTTTACCTTTGAACGACGGCACATGTGGCTGTACTTCGAAATGCAATCCCGTCAGACCGCCACGCACGAATGACTTGACGAACTCGGTGCCGTTTTCGAGGCTTGGCTTCTCCTTGGCAACAGTGAATCGCTCGGCCATTGGTCGCGGGTCATAATGCACCAGTCCTGAGTCGGTCATGATGCGCCACGATAACAGCACCACGTCGGCCTGCATTGTATTGAGGTATGTTGGAAGGTCGCCATCGACACGTACCAATTCGTCGGCATCTAAGAAACCTATCCATCCGTATTCATTGCCGTGCTTTTCGTAACAGTCTGAGTAAGCCATGACCTGTGCGCCGACACCCTCGTTGGTGTAGTCGATTATCTCTACCGCGTCGCCGTAGCCGGTCAGCACCTCGGCAAGTCGCTCGTCACCCTCGCGGCTGTTGTCATAGAGGAATATTTTCTTCACACCCAGACTGATGTAGTGGTCGCACCATTCACGCAGATACGGATTCTCACACCTTACGATGATGCACACCGCCACGTCCTTTGACTGCACGCGAGGCTGTTGCACCTCTATCTTGTCGGTATCGTTCACAGCCCATAGGTGGCGGTGGCTGTTAATCCACGCCATCTGAGCGTTCAGGTTATCCTGCTTCCACGAGCCGCCGCCGTAGTGCTCCACGAAGATCCGGATGTCAACATGCAAGCCTTTCAGTCGCGGGCGTTTCTTCAGCACATCATCGAGCAGACATGCACCCGTATCCATCCAGTTTCCACGGTCGTTGCGGTCGGCTTTCAGTCCCCAACAGCGGTCGGGATCAAAGTATCTTGCGCCTTCTCGTGTCAACATCGGCACATTCATCCAGCACAGCATCGGCATGATGCGCGGCACGTCAAACGGGTTACCACTCTGATGCCACTGCACGAAGCCGACAAAGCTGTATTCCTCACGGAAGAACTCGTCGATGGGTTTCTTCAGCAAGATGTCGCTCTCCATCAGCACGAAGCCCTCCGGCAGCAGTTCCCATAGCTTTTGTACCGTCACGATGTGCTTGGCACTGCCCCACACAGACGACTGATAGATGCCGACGCTGGGGTTGCGGTTTGGGTACTCTGCCAAGAACTTATCGAAGTCAATGACCTGACTGCGCGTGTTGTCAATCACCTCCACGCCGTCCAACTTCGCCGTGAATGGTCGTGCCTGAATCACCTTACCGTCAGGCAAAGTCAATGTCGCAGAGTTATCAAAGACGATAACCCTGTAATCTTCACCCCCATGCTTGCGCAGACTCTTGATACCAGCCTCCGTCAGTTCCGGCGTGTTGAAGTGGATGATGGCGATTGTCTGTTTCTTCTTCATAGTCCAAAATATTTGCGGATATTAAACTTCCCGTCCTGGTCTTCCAGTCGGTTGACGGCCAACTTATACACCAATCTCAGCAGCCGCTCGTCGCGGTCGTTGGCGTGGATGGCCTCTTTCAGAGATTCGCCCTCGTCGCTCTGAATCATCAGCATCGTCGTAAGCAGGGCGTAGAGGTTGAAGTGTGGCGGCACGTCGGCGGGCAGTCCCATCGACTGGAGCGAGGCCGTGAGGCCCTGCATCGTCCATGCGGGCTGTGGCACCATCTGGGCCACAATGTTCTTGGCCTCCTGTTCGGTCAGTCGGTTGGTGTAGTCGGTGGCGGAGTTGTCGTCGAGCAGGACGAGTGCCTGTGCGGCCACTTGCGGCTCATACTTGAACATCCACCCCATCACGCGCTTCACCATTGCGCCCAGACGCTCCATCTGGCGGGTGTCGCCGCTCTGGATGATGCTGTCGTAGCGGCTGAGGAATTGCTGTTCCATCTGTTGCTTGTCCATAGTCTTTATTTGTCGTTGATGATAATCTGCATCTTGAACTCGATTTCGTTCTTCTGATAGTCGTCGTGGAAGGTCTCTGGCAATATCTGGTAGGTCTTGCCGCCGTACTGGATGCGGGAGCGCATGGTGACTTTATCGTTCCACAACATTCGCACATTCTCCACGCCATAGACATCGAGCGAGCCGTTGTTCATGGCACGGTTGCCCTTCGCCCATGATACGTTTGCCCACACCGTGCCGACCGGCTCCCACTCCACGCCTGCGGAGTCGATGCCATACTTGCCGACCGTCTGCTCCTTGCGGTTCAGGATGGTCACGAGTTTGTTTCTGAATCCTGATGAATATGCCATACGCTAATCGGTTGAATTAGTACCTGGGGTTTACTGCGTGAAACTTACCTACCTTTCTTTGTTGCTCTTAGTAGGGTATCTTTCGGAAGAATCCCTATATTCTTGTCAGAGAATAACTATGTTCTTGTCAGAGAATAACTATATTCTTGTCAGAGAATAACTATGTTCTTGCCAGAGAATAACTATCAACTTTCCTCGCCCTCCTTCGGCGGTTCCTGCACGGGGTTGTTGTCGGGCTTCGGCTCCGTTGCGCCCTCGCTCTTGGCGATAAGAGCCTTCAGCGTCATGAGGTTGGCACTGGCCATCGGCTCGTCGCCGTTCTCCACCGCCGGACGGTCGTACTGCTGGCGTATCTCGTTAATCGTCGAAGCACCCGTCTGGAGCATAATCTGGTCAACCTTCGCCTGTGCCTCTTTGTCGAGCCGCATGAGTGGCTGTTCGCACATGTGGAACCGTCGCATTCCGAAGTCGTACTGGTTCAGCAGCTTGGAATTGAACTCCTGCTCTATCTCCAGCACATCGGGCTGGATGGTCCATTGCAGCAACTCCATTCGTGCGTTCTGATAGGTCGTGTAGTGCGAGTTGGTGTCTTCCATCAGCAGCGGCCGTTGAACACCGTAGAACCTACAAACGTCGTTGATACCCATGCCCAGCACCTCAATCATCTGCTGGTCTTGCGCCGACATGCTGATGTTGTGGAGGGCAGACAGCCCACGGATGCCCACCACGTCCTGCTGGTACATCTTCGTGTTCAGTTCCTTGGCGTAGGAGTCTATCTGTTCCTTGTTCAACAGTCCGAATGACAGCGTACCGGCACCCTGCGCCGGTTTCTCCTCGCCGATGATGAGTTTCACACGTCCGCCCTTTGCAGCCGTTTCCAGTGCCTGGTTCGTCTCGGTCTTGATGAGCGAGAGCGTGTCAAAGGCATAGTGCAGCGTGGAAATCCCCCAGCCGTTGGTCATCTTGTAGGTGTTGGGGATGTGGATCACGTCAGACGCTTCCACTGCATCAATATTCATGATGCCCCGGCGGGTGTAGTATTGCACCCTGTACGTGCCGTCGGCCTCGTTGTAGCCAGCACCGAAGCAGAGCCACAACGCCACGGGCCATCCCCGGTCGTCGCGCTCGATGTAGGCGATGCCGTTACCGTTCTGGAGTTTCGAGATGACCAGTCCCTGCATAAAGGCCGAAGCCGTCATCATCGGGTTCGGACGCACTTGCAGCAGGTAGTTCAACTGCTGCCCGTAGGTGACATACTGACTGCCCACGGCTCCCACTTCCGGGACGAAATTACCGCCCTTTTTGTCGAGCTTCTGATACTGGAGCATAAACTGCCCCTCCGTCTTGGCTATCAGCCCGACGGCACGATAGACGGCGGGGACGGTCAGTGCTGCCTGTGGCGTCAGCACATGGCGGACGTGCGACTGGAACGAGCCGCTTTCGCCCGTAGCCTTGCTGCTGGTGGTTTCCGGCTCAGCCGCATTCGTCTGGTCAGTGGTCTCGCGTACAGCCATCAACGGCATGTCGTCCATCACCTCGCGCTGAAAACTATTGAATCTAGAAAAATTGCCCATATATACGTCTTTTCAAATCGGTCATTTTGCCGTTATGGGTTTACCCGTCGGCACGGAACCGACGGGCACACGATGGACTACACGTCGATGCTCTCGGCAAACTCATTGTAAGCCTTGAACTCGGCATATTCCGCTGAGTCATACTGCAACGTGGCCTTCAGCACCTTGGCGAGAGTCTTGCGCAGGATTTTGGTTTCGTCGCCGTTGGGGTGAATCTCACTGATGACGGAATCCTTCACCTTGTGCGGGTCGCGGGCGTCGGGCACCTGATAGATGTCGTACTGATACTCCGTGCGCTCTTCCTGGGTCTCTGGGTCGGTAACCTTGACCTCGCGCTCGTTGGTGAACACCTCACCGCTGTTGTCGCCGGTGAGCTTGTGCAGGCCCAGTGCCTGCTTCTCGGGGAAATTAGCTGTGTACATAATCGTTGTTATTTAGGGATGTTGAATTGTTTGCGAATCATTTCCTCTTCCTCGGCATCGGTATATACGGTACCGTCGTAGTAGAAGCCGCTCCAGTCGTGTACTATCTTCATGTCGCGCATGGGGATGTCGTTCCGTGTCTTCGTGTCGAGATATTTGCATATCTTCTGTTCGCCCGTCGAATAGACTATCAGTCCCAGCCCGTCGGCAAGTGCCTGAATGTGATAGTAACTGTCGCAGTCCTTCTGGTTGCTGCTGCGCTTCTGGAAGTCAACGATGGTGTGGGGGATGCCCTCCATCGTCTCAATCTTCATGGGTCGCCCGGCAAATGGGCGACGGATTTTCTGTTCTGAGTTCATAGTTCTGTTGTCTTGATATTGTACTCGTTTCTTCAGTTCCTTGGTGTCGGCCACTCCGATGATGCCATTGTACGAGCCCATGCTGCGCTCACGGTGGCGAGCCTTCACGTATCGTTTCTTGGTGCGCTGGGTCAGGTGGACATAGCCGCGCCCGAACTGGTAGCCGCAGAAAATGATGGGCTGATACTCTTTGCCAGGCTTAGCGTCGATGGGGCGCACATACATCGGCTTGTAGTGCAGTCGCATCTGCCTGGCCCATATCCGCATATCGCGGCGCAGATTGTTCAGCGTCTTCTTATCCTTGCTGAAGGCTATGAAGTCATCAGCGAAGTTCACCAGCGCGATGCGCTTCCCGTACTTCTCCTTGGCCTTGCGGATGGTGACCGACATATTGAGATTGGCGATAAGGTGACTGAATGGGTCACCGATGGCGAGCCGCTTCTGGTTGAAGAGGTGCTGACGGATCACCGCCCTTGTGCGCTTATCCTTCACCTGTCGCTCTATCAACTCCATGCTGATGACATTATCCACATGGTCGTAGAACTTGGAGATGTCGCCTTGCAGATAGTGCGTCAGGCTTCGGTCGTTCAGCAGCACCCGCATGCGTGCCACCACCTGATGTCGCTTGTCGCTGGCGAGCACTCCGCATCCGGGCAGTCCGCCCAACATGTCGTCGGTCATCTGGCGCAGGATGAGCGGCTCGATGGCATCCTTCACGGCATTCTGCACACATCGGTCTTCATAGGGCAGCACGCTGATGTCGCGCTCCTTCTTCTTGTCGCGCAGGCGGAAGTGGCGGTAGTCACCCACTCGGTATGTGCCACGATAGAGTTCCGTCTGCTTGCGCTGGCAGAAGCCGTCCACATCGGCCATGACCTCCACCACCTCGCGCTTGGCGCGCTGGCGGCTGCTCTTGGCCGAGTAACTGTCATAGACGGCAGCCGGCATCCCGGTCATGATGTTTTGCCATGTGCTGATGCTCATACTTCTTCTGTTTTTGTTCTTGACCTGCTGCGCCGATTGTCACTTTTGACTATGTGACAGCCTACCCTTTCCTTTGCTATTGCTTGCACGGTCGGCTGGTGGTCTTGGCACCTTTTCTTTGCGTTGTTCCGCTCTCCATCGTCAGCGAGGCTCTGCACCTGCCTCTTCATGCTCAGGTCAAAGCAATCGAGGGCTTATGTATTTCGTTACTGCGTTACAGTTGCCGAAGCCGATGTTCGAGTTCGCATTCGAGGGCGAATTGTTAGCGTTCATCGTCAACGGGGACAGGTTCGTTTTGTTAGCGTTGTTGCCGCGGCGAAAACCACGAACCGACGGATCAGTGCAGCCGCCTTATCATTCTGTGAAAGAACTCAACCTCACCAGCTCGCGGCTACTCCGATTCGCTTGCCCCTTTTGGCGGCTGGCCTGGATTTCTGCTTCGTCGATGCGGGGCCGCACCTCCACACTATACTGGCAAATTGCCGTCTGGGGTTTACCCGACGGAAAAAACGAGGCCATCCCCGTTAATGGAGATGACCTCGATTTTCATATTTTCTGCGCAGACCGCCTTGCGGCGGTATCTTCACCCCTCCTTTCAGTCGGGGCCGCGCTGTCGCGCGGGTTTTCGTTTTCGGCCCTCGCTACGCTCGGGCGGTTTACGTTTTCTTTTTCGGGCGGGTCACTCGCTTCGCTCGTGACGGACGTTTACGTTAGCGAAGGCTGCAGCAGGTGCCGAAGCCGACGTTCGAGTACGCATACGAGGGCGAATTGTAAGCGCCCATCGCCAACGGGGACAGGTACGATGCGTTAGCGAAGGAGCCGCGGCGAAAACCACGAACACTCTTCTTGCCTGCTGGTGCTGCGCCGCCCGTGAACCAATTGTACTTACCCACGTAGGTATGCAGACCTGCGCCGGTCTTCAGGTCGTTTGTGCGAGGCAGCATGAATGCACCGTCGAGATAGTCGCGGGCGTAGCCTTCGCCTGCTGCCACCTCCAGCACCATCGGGTAGCGACCTTCAAAATCAAAGGTGCTCTCTACATCGATGTCTCCGCTGACAGTCTTGAGCAGTTCGTCCTGGTTGCGCTCCAGGAAGCAGCGGTAGTTGCGGTTCTCGTCCTCGGTCATCACCAGTCCGCTGACCCACCACGATGGCGACACTTGGGTGGTCACGCCGTGGAGCAGAGCCGTGGAGAAGATGAAGTCGATACGCTTGCCAGTGAGATGCGTAGAACCGTCGGCGGGATCGATGGCGGCATTGGTGAACTGAGAAGAGAGCACCTTCCACACCACGCAGGTCATCTCGCCCTGGACTGGGCCACGGAAGCCGGGCACGGAGCGATACTTATACTTGTTGCCTTCGAACACGAACCACTCCAGCTCTCCCACTCCCTTGCGCACGGCATACGACACAGCCCTGTGAGCCTCCATCACGTGCCACGGATTGCGCCATGAGTTGACCATCGCGCCCGTATATTGATTGGTGATGCCGAAGGCATTGTTGACGCTGAGACTGAGATACACGAGGTTGTCTTGGCCGTTGACGTAGCGCAGACCGTTGCGGGCTTCCGAGCCGGCTGCCTCAAACACGGCGGCGTTGGCTCCATCGTTGCTCGAGAATCCACTGCCCATGAGCGCGGCATTGTGGGCGTCGAAGGTGCCACCCTCCGCGAGCAGCAGAGCCTGAAGGTTGTTGCAGACCTCGGCCGTCTGGTTCATGAATGGCACGGTCTTGGTGGTATCGGGGTTCATGTTCATCGCCCGCTGCTCGCCGTCTGGCAGGCTGAGGTCAGTGGTGTGCAGACCACCTGCGCCGCCCAGCAGGGTGGCCTCCGAGTCGTATTCCTCGGTGATGGCTCCAGTTTCCTCGTTCTGATGGTAGATATACTTTCCGACCATCGCCACGGGGGCTGTATATGAACCGTTCCAGGCTGGGTTGTAAACTGAGTGCATGCGGGTCACGTTGTCGGTGTCCTGATGCGCCACGCAGTAGTCGGGCGACATGCCGCCACGGTCTATCTCCTCGGCGTCGTAGCCGTGCCATGTGAATGGCTCTCGTGACATGAGGAACACGTCGTACTCCTGCCCCTCCACGGTGAAGTGGCCTGCGAGACGGTAGTACTTCTCGATGTTGCACACCATCACATCGCCCTCCGAGCCGTCGATGGCGTGCTGATTGCCCGCAAGGTCGAGGGCATGGCCTGTGCCGTCCTCGTAGCCCAGCTTCTGTAAGACGAAGAGAACCTTGCCAATCTGGTCGTCGTTGCCAGAAAGCTTTGTGCCTACCAGACAGGGGTAGAAGATCGAGAATGCCGATTCGCGGCTGAAGCCTCCCTCCTCGTTGAACTTGTAGTGACGGTAGCTCAGCGCGGGCGATGACGAGCCTGCCACACGCACGTATCCCTCTGCCAGCGTCTCGATGTCGGCCACCACGGTCTGAAGAGCAACGATGGCATCGGCATTGGACTTCTCGGCAGCTTCTGCGCGAGTCTTCTCGGCAGCCACGGCGTTGCTGATAGCCGTGTTCATCTGCTGTGTGGTGCTGTAGGCCGTCAGGGCTTGGGCAATGGCGGCATTCATCTGCGTAGTGGTGCTGTAAGATGTCAGTGCGTTGGCAATGGCGGATGATACCTGTGCGGCGGTCTGCTTCGGTGCCAGCAGGTTGTCCACCTGCGTCTTGTTATAGTATGACTCCAAAGCCGTGCTGATGGCTGTCGAAATCTGTGTGGCGAGGCCTGCGCTCGTGGGCAGCGCGTCGAGTTTAGTCTTCAGCGCAGAGGTGAAGTCTTCGGTGGAGAGCTGCTTGCCGCTCACCTTGTCCACCTTGTTTGCCAGCAGATTGTCCATGGCGGTCTTGGTGTAGTAGGCAGTCAGTGCGTTGGTGATGGCCGTATTGATGGCGGCATTCATCTGTGCTGTCGTCGAGTAGGGCTGGAGCGCGGTGTTGATGAGAGTCTGCACCTGCTCGGAGTTCACGAATGCCTTGATGGCCTCCTGGATGGCGGCGATGGCTTCGGCATGCTGCGGCACGAGATTCAGTCGCTGCTGTATCTGTTCGCCGGTAAGGGTAAAATCGAAATCTGCCATAATTCTTATGATTTTTTAGTTACTAATTATTTTTCAAAGCACGGAGCCGGCGACCGTTTACGTCGCGGAGGTAGTTCTGGAAGATGTCGCGCAGATAGCGGAACAGACTTTGCTTGTCGCTGCGGAGCGTGCGCTCGTAGGACACGTAGATACCCTGATAGATACCACCGTCGTCGCGCATCATCTGTGGCATCCTCGAACTGGTGTTCACGAAGCACAGCGGTTGCTGTTCCTTCTCCGTGCGGTAGCCGTCGGCATAGTCACCGTCGGGCACGTCGTAGGCACACTCCACCGTCACCACGCCCACCATGTCATTCGTCGGGAACGTAAAGAACCAGTTGCCCTGCTCGTCCGTCATCATCTCCGACTTTTGTATCACGAGCGTCCGTCCCTGCATGCCCCATTTGAGGGTCAGCGTAAACGGGTTCTCTGACATGGAGAATCCTTCTCGCTCGATGGCGATGCGGTACTTTGCCTCCTCGCCCTGCTGAATGATGTTTTTACTGTTGATCATATCTAAGATACTTTATATTTCACTTGTTTTGCCGTATTGGGTTTACTGCGGTATTCGTTCTTCAGCAGGATAGACCCTGAGAGCCTTGTCGCTACTGTCGCGGAGTGTCAGCAGATTCACGTCGCGGAGCGTCAGCATGCCCGTCTGCTGCACGATGGTGACTTGTGCCGAAGCCCGTCCGTCTGCCGTCCGCAAGGTGATGACTTGCTGGCGGTCGCTGCCCAGATTGTCGGTGGTTGACTGAACGGTAACTACTCCATCACCCTGTCCGTCGTAGGTCAGGGTGATGTCGCCGTTGCCGTCGGCCCAGGGGATGGTGAGTGTCTTTGCCATTACTCTACGGTCCAGTTGGTGTTAGACGTTACTGCGAACGATGCCGTCTTGCCCTGTGTAGCTGCATCCCAGTCGAGGTTGACAGTCTGCGGACTAACTTCCAGTGTCGCGTCACCAGCAGCCTGTGTGATGGTACAGGTGGCGGAGTGTCCTGCCGCATCGGTCACGATGAGCTGTGCTGTGCGCTCAGTCACCACGGGGTTCTTCGGGATAGTTGCGAACTGGATGCTGAATGGGAACTCCTGCCCCGCTCCGGGGTCGCCCGCAATGGCTGCGCCGTTGTTTGTTTGGAGTGAGTTGGCCAGATAGGTGGCTGGCAGCGTCAGCGGCAGCGAACCGCCTGAAGCGAGGGCAAAGGTCAGTTTCGATGAGTTGCTGACGCCTTCGATGGTGAGTACCGTCACGCCATCCTTCGAGACGGCTGCTGCACTCTGAATGGTTACAAACTCAGGTTTGCCTGCCTGGATGACCGTGCGCACCACGTCGGCCACGTTAGCTGCCTTGAAGGCAATCTGCGTCTGTCGCGGACTGCGCCCAGTGTTGTTGCTCACGGCGGTCACATCTACGGTGTCGTTGCCTGAGCCTGATGTCTTGCTTGGTAAAAGCCAATTTGCGTATGCCATATCTTTTTGGTTTTGATGATTATTCTATCCACCAGTTAAGCGTTGTAACTATCTCGTACCGCACTACATTGCCAGGCGTGACCCACTGAAGCGTCTGCGCCTGCTCAGGCTTGACCCTGATGGGCTTGTAGAGGTTGCGACGCTCATCAAGTTGCGCATTGACCTGGATGCCGTTCGGTACGCTCCACGTTCGCGGATGTGCCTGACGTGTCAGCAGCCTAATGCAGCCACGAACTGAACCTGTGATGAGTCTTGCGCTGTTCATCCTCTGATTGATATATGTGGGTTAATGCGAACAACCGACTTGCGGAATCCGCTGGGGAAGTCTTTATCGGGAATCTGGAACGTCACCTTCACCATGAGCGTGCCAATGCCATAGTCGTCGGTGTTGATAATAACCACGTAGTCGCCCTCGTCTGTCAGTATGCACTCCGTCTTCTTGAACGTCTTCTTCTTGTCCTTTGCGTCGGCATTCATCACTTCCACCGAGAAATCCACGTCTTGCATGGTGAGATCGTCCGGCAGTTCCGATGTGATGAGTATCTTCTCTTGCGAGCCGAGCGTGACCGTCTGCTGCCTAATCCCGCAAGGCTCGGAAGTTAGCCGCATATACGGCTTGATGAGCAGGTCGAAAGCGTAAGGCACGCTACTCAGGTTTTGAGCCGACGAAGGCTCACGGTGCTGGTACGATTCTCCCACCAGCAGCATAGCGGCTTGAACCAGCGGAGCCGGCACTTCGCCGTAACTTTCCAACAAATCGTGGTAGCTGCGGTTCAGCAGGTTCAGCAAGGTGTCCTCAGCTGCCTTGCCATACTCGTCGAGTAGGGTGTCCTCTTCGCTCCAGTCTATACGAAGCTGCTGCTTGATGTAATCCAATGTGAGAAATTTCATATTTCTGCCTGTTTTTACTTAGCGGCAGAAATACGTCTTGGGGTTTACCGCCTACCGACAACTGGGGCAAGCGCAAAAAAAAAGGGCGACCGCTGTCGCCCTACACTCTTTTACTAAATAAAATACTAACTACTAAAACAATTAATGATTTTATGAAAAAACTACTGACTTTTGCCCGTCGCGGGTTTATCGTTTCAAGAGATTGTCGATGACTTGCCGGCGGTTGCGCCCGTAGGCTGGTGGCACATAAGATACGTGAATCCAATAGGTGCCGCTCTTGTCGTGCTCCCAAATCAGTTGGTCGAATTGGAGGTGGGTCTTGATATAGTCAAACCACTTGCGGCCTTTCTTCAGGTCGCCGTCGATGCAGAGGTCAGCCGCCTGGCCCTTCGTGTGCTGAGAGTTGCTGACTCCACCGACGGCTCTATTCAGCCGCTCGCAACGGAAGCCGCTGCTGATCTTGATGGGCTCGTTCATCGCCTCGCGGAGCGGTTCAAGCACGTAGGCAGCGAGGTACACCAGACAGATAATCTGCTGTACGTTCGGTTTGTTGTCAATTCCATTCGCCTTGGCGGTCGCCGAGGCGTAGAGCTCTTCAATCGTAAAGTGCATGGTTACGGGTGTGGACATATATTTATGTTCTTATGTTCTTATTATCCAAAAACGTTATTCTGTTACTGAGTCTTTTTATCTAAATCTCATTATCAGGCTCTATTTCATGCTGCTTCGCCTCTGGGCGGATAGTATTCTCAATCTCCCCGCTTGGCGAGATGGTTACGGGTACACGGATGGCGCAACCGTCCCGTCCACACAGGAAAGGGCGCATAAAGGCAACCATTCGGCTGTTACGTGCCACCTCGAACTGCAAGTCCCTCATCGCCTTCTCCAGCTTGTCCTGACGTTTGCGCAAGTCGTCGCGCTCCTGGCGTAAGTGTTGGCGGTCTTCCTTCAGCTCGGCGATGTACTGCTTCTGCTCGTCGTTGTACTGCTGTTGCGTTTCGAGGTTCGCCTTCAGGTCGGCTGTCAGCTGCTGATAACTGTCCTGAATCTCTTTTGTCAGTTGGGCGTTTGCCTGCATCGCCTCGAACTTTGCCTTTTCTGCCTCAGCTTCTGCTGCCTTGGCCTCCGACTTGGCCTTGGCCCGCTGCCACCGCCATGTGAAGAATGCCCCGCCACCGCCACCCAGCAGGAGGGTCACGATAGCAATGATGTTGTCGATAGATAGGATGTCTGTCATTTCTTGATGATTTATAAACTTACAAATCATGAGAAACGACGCTATGGGTTTACTCTGTTCTTTTGGATAATAAGAACAAAAGAACAAAAAGAATTTTAAGACATAATAACAAAAGAACAAAAAAGCGCAAAGGGTCAGAAACCTTTGCGCCCTTTTTATATTCTTCTATCCTTAGTTACTTTGTAGAGGTCAGCGAGTGCCGACATGTCGATGCGGTTCACCATCAGCTTCACCGCTTCGGGGGCTTTGTCGTAATACCAGAAGTCGCCCCGGTTCTTATACGTCCGAAGCATACGCTTACATGTGAAGGTGATGTTGGTGACGGGTCGGCCACCGACTATCTTGGTGAGGATGAGCCCTACGGCCTGACGGGAGCACGTCAGCGAGCGGTCACGTCCGAGGTGCAAGGTGTGGGCGCAGTAGTACACCATGTGAGGCAGCAGGGCTTTGATGCAATAGTTATAGAGTATCTCGGTGTCGCCCGTCTGCCGATATTCATACACGATGTTGGCTTCCTCGGCTGCTGACACAATCAACTCGTCGATGCGTGCCTCTTCGTCCTTGTGCTGCTCCATGCGCCACCAGTCGGCCTTGTTGTCGGTGGGCAGAATCTTCTTGGCACAAACGGCTTTCAACCACTCGCGGCACTCGTCGCGGGTCTCTCCACGATGGCGGTAGCGTTGGCCGTTGACCATGATCACCGCCCGCCAGCAGTCCTTGAACACTCGTTTGCCGTTCTTCCACCCTTTCGATGAAGTGTCGTGCTCGATGGTGCCGTGTCGGGGTCGGGTGTCGGCATGCCAATCTTCGAGCGTCATCTGCGTGTCGGCCTTGCGCCGTGCTATCTGGGTGTCGCCCTCCTTGGTTGGCCGATGGGTCAGTTGTCGCTCTGCTTTCTTGCGTTCCTTAGTTCCTGCGCCACTCGCTTTAGGCTGTGCCTTAGTTTCAGTCCGCTTGCGTCGGGTTTCACCTTCACCACGAGGTTTGCGGGTTCGCGGTGCTTGATTCCCCTCATGTCGAGATACTTGATGATGTTCTTCGGGTTCAGCTGGTCGAACATGTCGAACAGGTCTTCTTCGTCCACATGCAGTATCACTTTTCGGTTCTTCCTTTGGTTGTCCGTCGGTTTCGGCTCTACTTGCATCACGTCCACGATGCAAGCGTAGTTCAGTGTCAGTTTCGGCATTGTCTTTCTCGTTTTTGGTTTCCTGTTCCTTAATCTCTGAGGGGTGCGCTATCTGCGGCACCTCTTTGCCCTGCTCCCGTGCCCATCGTAGCAGGTAGTGCATACACGAACGAGCCTTGACCTTGCGGTCTTCGGGCTGCTCGCTCATGGCCAGTTGCATTTCGATGTCAAAGTCGGTCAGCGTCGTGATGTCCGTGTCGCCCAGCTTTCGCATGAAGACTGACACCATCGGCTGTGCCGACTGCGTGGCCAAACGTCCCCACTTCGGGTCGTGGCCAAACGTCTGAAAGAGTTGTTTGAGCGTCAACATATCAAAACAGATAAAGTTGTTGGGGTTCCGGCTTTGGTTTGCTCTTGTCGCGCTTGAAGTCCAAAGCGATAATATGCTCCAATGCGCTTTTCACTTCGTCGAGGTCAGCGTCAGCCAACAGCCCGACAAACGTATTCATGATGCACTCGCGCAATTCCGCTGCATCCTTGCCTACCACAAGCGCACCGATGTAACCTGCTTCTTTCAGTTTCCATCGTGTCGATGTGATGATAGGTTCTATCTTCTTTCGTTCATTTCCTGTCATGGGTTTTTTATCCTTAATAATGCGTGCAGATACTCTGGTGAGAATATCGACACGCGGTTATTTATCCACACATAACCATTTGGGGCAGTGGTAGCCCCTTTTATCATCCCCCAGCCTTCTGGCATGATGTCGTAAATAGGAACATTTGGCAATCGTTGCGGTTTCATAACTCCTTATGTCCTTATGTTCTTATTATCTAAAAACGTTATTCTGTTACTATGTCTTTTCATCTTACCGGCAGAAATTTCTTCAGCTTCCGCACCACGATGACGATTACCACCATCAGTGCGATGATACCGATCCAAATCAGCCCCTTCTGCCACCACCCCAGCGGCTTCTCCACATACTCCGTCACTGGGTAAGGCTGCGGAATGGTGTCGCGCACAGACTGGTAGAGCGTGTCGTGTACCTCGCGCTCCACATACTTCGTGTGCCACTTCTCTATGCGGATGGTGTCGCCATTCTCGCTCACTCTGATCGAGTCGTGCAACCATATCGAGTCGCGCTGGTGCTTCGCCACATACGTCGTGTCGTGCGTCACCCGCTCCACCGTGATATACTCGGTTTTCGTGCATCCGCACACCACAGCCGTCACCACCACCGCAAAAAACATATTTATTGTCTTTGACCTCATAATCTTATGTTCTTTTGTTCTTATTATCTAAAAACGTTATTATGTTACTCTGTCTTATTATCCGCCCACGACAGCCCATGCTTCGCCAGCAGGTCGTCGAGGCACTCCATCGACTTCTTTCCTGAATCACGGAATTTCAGCCAGTCCATCCTACTGAGCTTCGTCAGGTCGCGCAGCGTCTCAATGCCCTCGCGCTTGCAGATATTGTAAGCCCGAATACTTAAGTCAGCCTTGCACTCCTCGATGGTCATGTCGAGAAACGGATTGCAAACCGTCTCCTCCTGTTCCTCGTCCTGAACCTCGTCAATATACAAGCCGATACGGTCAGGCTGCGTGCCGTCGATTACACGGAGGCGCACCATGTAAGTGTATTCCTCCTCATTATCATCTCCATAGTGCAGCACCACCATGTCGCCAACGGCAGGCACCACACCCGTCCAATTCGGCCACTGCTTGATAAACTCGCCCGTGTCGTTCTTATAAAAGCTAATCTGTGTCATAGTTCTTGATGTTTTAATTTGTTTACTTGAATTGTCTTGCTTGCAGCTTGCGCTTGATGGCTTCGGCACGGAGGCGTTCCATGCCCTGCTGGAACTTCGCCACGGCCTTGTCGCGGTATTCGTGCAGGGGGTTGAGGGTGGGCATCATGGTGCCGTCCTTGCGGGGGATGGTGAAGGTGTCCTGATAGCCGGGCTGGTTCATTTGTTCGGTCAGGCGGTCGATGAAGGTCTTCTGCTGGGCGAGTTCGTCGAGGTCGAGGGCGAGGGAGTCGGTCCAGAGGTTGTCGGCCTGGAGGGTGCGGCGTATCTCGTCGCGGTTCT